TATGTCTTTAACTGGTTCGTATGTTTCTGAAAAGAATTTATTATCTCTATAACCAGAGAGTTCTTTAGTCATACCACCATACATTACTTCATCCCATTCAAGTCTTTTAGCATCTATCTGTTCTATAGCATCAGCCATAATGGTGTGATACTCTCTAATCATTAGAGACATAGATGCGCCTAACTCTTCAAGTCCTCTACCAGTAGCAAAGCTAACTGGAGATTGTGAGTCATCGGTAGCAGGATAAGAAGCACCAACACGAAGTTGTCGTTCTATTCTGTCTATCTGTTGAAATAATTGATAAGGCATATTAGATGCTGGTTTTGAAATCTGACTTCCTGGAGAGAAGTAGTTGACTGCAAATCTACCTTTTTTGTATTGTCCAGATTCTAATTCTCCAGTTATGTTTGTCTCTGTAAATACTGCATCTTCCATAGCGATAATGCTCATAACATTAATCTTTGCCATAGATGCCATTAAACCTATAATCTGGTCGTACTGTCCTTGTAGTTGGTCAAAAGAAAATTTCTTTGCTACAACGAAAGCAGGACCACTTCCTAGTGGGTTCGGTATGAAATCTAATACTGTACTGGATGACATGTGGAATATATACGTACCTTCTTCATTGTAATATTCAGCAACTAAGTCACCTTGTCCATTGGAGTTTGCCCAAGAACCATTGTATGAATCTGTATAAGGAGAAGCATAAGCACTTCCTATATTAATTTGGTTAGGAACATCCTGCATAATTTTATCTTTATACGCTGGATAAACTCTAGCTAAAGAATCTTTAGGCACTCTTCTTACAATAGACATGTCTTTAGGTTGTTGGTCTGCACCAAAGTAACCTGGAAAACAGTTGTATGGGTCTCGTAATTCAGCTACTGGATAGGGGGTTCCATTAGCATCTTTCTTTTCTTTGATTACCCATACAGCGTAGCCATAACCTGGTAACCATCGACCAACTTGTGGCATTTGCAAATCTAATCTTTGTACATCATCATACGCAGTTATAATTCTGCCTATCTTTTCAGCTTTGTTTCTTGCACGTTCTGAATCTTTATTGTTAGGTACATCTATTTTTAAGTTAGGTATTCTTCCTATCTTCTGTGCTAAATGCTCTAAACCAGAACTCATAAGGTTAGGCATTGGTACTTGCCAATCTTCAAAACCTTTTAGCTGGTCACCTAGTAATGCAAGTATTCCATTGGGTCCACCATTCATAATGGAGCGAATACGACCACGCATTGCATAACCATCTTGGTTATCATAATGTAACTGTGTTATCTTATCGTATAAAGCTGATTCATTCATTTTTTTACCATGGTGCTGTATTCATATTACTAATATCAACATTGCCATAACTCGGTGTATATTCATGCGCCATGTCAGCAACAAATTCTTTTTGTAATCTTCTTACAATTTTGATTGGAAACCAACTTGCCATAACTATATCCGACTTATATCCTTTACTACTTGCCTTGCTAGCAGCATTTGAAAAATACAAAAGCTGCCTACGATATATATTACTCTTATTTTGTGAATCTGCACTACCATAAGGTAAATTTACTTTACCCTTGTCAAAAAGTTCACTCATAGAACCAACACCAAAGTATGGGTCAAATTTATTTTTTTGTGTCTGGTGTCCTTCTAGGTGTATGCCTTTAGCTGCAGTCCACTCTTTTAATTCTCTGTCTTGTCGTATGGCACGTTGAAAACCATTCTCTTCAATAATCCAATGTGAACAGTGATACTTTTTGTACCATTCTTTAATTGTTTTAAATGCTTGCGGTATGCCGCCACCTTTAGTATTTTCTATATCTACCATGTACAGTTTGCCTTCTTCAACATTAAATGCCCATAAGAATGCTGCCTGGTATCCAGTTGCAGCTGGGTCAAGTCCCGCTATCAATCTACATCCAGCGGGTACATGCCCAATACTTCTTGACTCATCACGTGAAGCATCAAGTGCATCAACTTTAAACATCTGCAGCCCTTCGGAGAATGGTCGGTTAAGATATACCATTTCAAATATAGCTAACCCACCAGTCGTTTCAGCATTTCTTCTTTGTGCCATAAGCCACTTGTAACTTCTTTTGCTGGACCAAAGCATGTGTTTTTTGTGGTCCTTATCGATACCAGAATCAATAGGTATCTCTAAACTATGTGCGGATTCGATTATCTTTTTCCATTCATCATTATCAATTAATGAATTATATAAATCATCTGGGTGCTGCCTGGAGCCAATAACAACAATAGCTGTATGTTCCTCTTTACGTGATGATAATGTTGTAGTCCACCATCGTTTAGTTTGTTCTCTTGAACTAGGTTGTATTGTTGTGGAATGGTCCTCAATGTCATCTGCAATAATTAAGTCACAGTCACGTGAGAGAATCTTACCACCTTTACCTACAGCCACCATAGTCGGTGATTTAATACCAGTCACTGTCCTGGTCTTAACTGTAAACTGTCCAGAACTCCATGTCTTACCTGTTCTACTCTTAGGTTTAAAGGTTTCTCCTGGTCCGCAAAAATCTTGTATCAACTGCTCGTTATTTTCTAGGTGGTCCAATACAGAACCTACAGCATTCTTAGATATATCTTCATTACCGCCTACCCACATAATTCTGATGTTAGGGGTTTTACATATCTGCCATACAGCAAAGTGTGTTAATAAATCTGTTTTACCATGTCGAGGAGGTGAGAGAATCATAAGCTGTTCACCTTTATCAATACTTTTTAAAATATTTTTAATCCAGTTCTTATGAAACTTAGCGGTTTCGTAGGGTTGTCCAGTCTCTGTTAAGAAGTATCTATTTCTAAACTCTTCAAAAGATTCTAAAGATTTTCTGGCTTCTTCTGGTACATCCCAATCTTCTCTAGCTTCATGTACTGCTTTATCTTCTTTATATGCAAGTAGCATTCTGGCAACAACACTCTGGTCTATGCCCATATCATCTGCTACAAACTTTTGTGTGATGATACCTTCTAAGACTTCTTCTGCATAATTCTCTACAAAAGACATGTAATGTTCTCCACGACTAGCTCTACTGTTTGGGGTTGTAGCTAACTTTGTGGTTTCTTTTTTCTTTTTATTTCTTGCCCTGGCGTTAGCAGCTTTAGTACATTGCAGCTTGCAGTACTTTTGTCTGCCATGTTGTTGTTTAAACTTATCTCCACAGTGCGGACATGCAACTGTTTTAAGATTAGCCATTACTTCTTTTTTTTCTTTTTAGGAAATCCAGCTTTCATATTTGCATAAGCTTTAGGACTGATAGTAGATTTCTTTTTTGACCTACTGGTCCCAGCTTTTTTTCTTTTATTTATATTATGATACAGTCCTTTTTTAGCTGCCATAACTTCTCCTTACCAAGCTTTGCAAGA